AAAGAAATATTTATAATTATATTAACCTTTTTTTGGTTTTTTTACAGCTTTTGCTTTTTGACTTTCCATATATCGTCTGCACTGAGGATCCCAGTACTTTGGATCTCTTCTACCTTTGACAGCTTCAATAGCGTCAAGCATTTCATCTGTAATTTCAATCATGGTGTAAGTGCCTCATATAATTCAAATGTTATTCTAACTTGTGTTTGAAATTTACCTTCTGGACTAGATTGAAATATCTCAGGCCCTACTGGTGGATCAAAGCGTACATCAGAAACTGTAATTCTATTAAATAAATTTCTAAGTCTTTTAGCAATCGCAAAATTTTCCCCTGCCCCTACTCCCTGTTTTGTATAAATATTAAAAGTAATAAGACCCACAACAAGATTTGTGGCGGTGGTAGTTGAATTAGGTGCTTGCTGTGTAAGGTATTCACTTGCTCCAAAGCTAGTAATACACTGAATATATTTATCAACATTAGAGGCATCAAAGGGGGTGTTGTTGAAAACAAGAGGTATTGATGGCCCTATTCTAAACTCATTATTCAAGCGTTTCTCAATAGTTGCCCTGACTGTGTTTAAATCCGTAGCTGCCATCAGATTCGCCTCCTAAGTTGTTGCATGACATATTGCTCAAGTTCTTTACCTATTATTTCTGGAAAACCAACACGAGTATTTTGTCTTGTTCTATATTGACCACCCCATGATGGTGGTAGGTTTACACCGAAACATACAGGTTCTGCATAGACAAGATTATTTGTTACCTCTCCTCTAAATGGTTCTATTTTTGTCTGCCATGCAGCCCTTAACTGGCCACCGCCTGTTGGCTCCCCTTCATAAACTACTCGAACTGGAGTCTCTTTTTTTACTCTTTTTGTCCACTCAAGAGTAGTTGCTTCAACAAGGTCAACAACAAGTTTCTCAAAAAAATCGTCAATTTGATCTAATCTGATCTGTCTGGCCATGACTACCTCAGAAAAATATCAAAGCTGATAGCTGTATTATCTTGCTCATTTGTATTGATCTGAACCACCTTATATTCAGTTCCGCTTATAACAACCCGATCAAATGTTGTTGGTGTAAAAGTTATATCGCCAGCAGATATAGTAAGTCGTTTGTCTTGACTAGAAACTAAGTCAGTCACCTCAGACCTTGTTACGTTGCTCACCACACCCTTTATACTGACATCTGTTTTAACTTCACTCATTGAACCAGTCGTAGGGTTATATATTCCAGTCGTTACTCTTCTATAAGTAATGTCGCCACCAAGAACCTTAATTGTCTTGGAAGCTGCTTTCTTTAATGCGTTTGCAATGCTCATAAGTAATAAGCAATAACTTGACCACTAGCAAGAGTGATACTTGTAATTACTCCACAAACTTCT